CAGCCGCTTTGCGGGCGGCTGCCTCCCCAAAATACACGCAGGCGAAGTTGAACGCACCTGCGTAAATATCATATCAAAATAACAGTTAAAGTCAATATAAAGCTCGTTTAAAAGGAGGAAAAACAATGAACAGCTTAATAGAAAGAGTGAAAAAATATCTTACGACACATACAGATATCAGTCAGGAAAAACTGGCCAAGCAGATCGGGATCTCAGGAGCTGCCCTTTCCGGTTTTTTAAGAGGCAGCTATAAAGGCGATCAGAAAGCCATCGCAGATAAATTAGAAGCGCTGCTGATCGCCGATGAAAGCCGCAGCCGGGCGATAAACGAGATCAAGGCCCCTGAAATCATTGAAACGAATATCATGCGCCAGATCAACTTCGGCATGGATTACGCCCGCGATCGCAATGATATCATCGTCATTTACGGCGCACCCGGGATCGGTAAAACCGTAACAGCCAAAGATTGGGCAGCGGATAACCCGACGAGTATATTCATCACAGCAAATCCGAATCTTGCCACCAAGCGCTGCGTCATGGAAGAGATCCTTGAAGCCCTGCGCCAACGAACAGACAGCAGAGCTGACCGCATGCACCGCTCTATTGTTAAAGCACTTGAAAAGACCAATCGCCCCATCATTATCGACGAAGCTCACTTCCTGCGGCTTGACGCGATCGAGACGCTGAGAGCAATATACGACGCGACCGGCGTGCCCCTGATCCTCGTTTCAAACCCGACTATCATGGATAAGATCACCGAAAAAAACAAGTTGATCACCGGCCAGTTTTTCAGCCGCAGCGTTAAGATCCAGCTGGACGAAACGATCCCGCTGGAAGACGTGCAGGGAATCGTCTTGCAAAATGGCGTAGAGCTTGATGAAGAAGCCCTGGACGAACTTCACCGGGCCGCTAATAAAACCGGGGCGCTGCGCCTTATGACCAAGCTTTACCTCTTTGCTCTTAAAATGGCTCATAGCGCAGGCGAGAAGCTGTCCATCCGCCATATTCAGGCGGCCGAACAAGTGATTACAATAGTCTAGGAGGCACAATGGATAAAAATAATTATGAACTCATGAAGCTTACACATATCGGCAAAAGCCTTACCGCGCTCGGCTTTAATGCCAATTTAAAAAAATCATATGCCACCTGGGGCAAAGACAGTGCAGGCAATGAATGGTTTGAGGCGTGGGAAACCAAAGACGATGCTATTTCAAGCTATTATTATCGTCTCGCTGAAGCCAGGGAGGAAATATGACATGCTGAGAAATCTTCTTATCGCTATAACAAAGGCTTTCAAACGGTTCGTGGGCTGGCCGCGTCCGGTGCTTGTGCCTAAATTTAAAACAGGCTGCGAAGTATGGTACAGTGCGAGCCGATATGACGAGGAAGCGGAAGGCAGCGCAGCCATCGGCACCGTCGAGATAGTAAAAGTAGACCGCACTGCCGAAAAAATAAATTACCTGATCAAAACAAAACCGCATGGCGCAGTCTGGCGTAAAGAAAGCCAGCTGCAGCCCTACGCATCAGCAAGCGAGGAGTGAGAAAATGACGCGTATTTTGGAGTGCGATAAATGTTATCACCTGCAAGAAACGGCACCTGACGCCGCCTATTGCGCCCATATGCATGTGAATCCATGCTACAGAGGATTACACAAGGAACCGAAGGTCATAACCCCTAAACGGATCCAGCTGCCTCCTCTGCCGCCAAAAACAGAAAGTAAACGCATACCGCCGTTTCGCCCGATGAAGCGTTCTAATTTTGACTGGGAAAAGCATCACGAGTATATATTTAAAATGCACTACGAAGGCCACAGCGCCAGTCGCATCGCACTGGCGATAGGCGCAAATGCCAATACAGTGTGGGGCTACATCGACAGATACAGGGAGGACCAATAATGAACGCTAACAGGATCTTAGATGCAATGATCTTCGGGCTAAAGGTAACAATGGCTTATTATTTAGCAACAGTGATCCTGCGGCTTTTGGCAGCGGCGATAACAGAACTCTTCGGCCGAATATAAAAACACAAAGGAGTTTAAATATGGACGCATTAACCTTAACCGGAATCAAAAACATACTAAAAATAGCATTTATCGTGTGCTGGCAGATGCTAAAACTTGCCGGGTTCATAGCCCTTATTGCAGCATTGATCTACTTTTCGGGCTTTTTCTGGTCACTTGGCAAAGAGGCCGCAGCAACCGTGATCGAATACTACATTTGGAGAGGCGGGATTTTTTAATGGAAAATGACAAAAGATATACATCAGTAGGAGACGAAAATAAAGAGCAGGTAACGAAACGACTGCGGCAGCAAATCGAAGAATGCCTGGAAAATGACAAGCCGATAATCGTCGGCCTGGAAAATGACCTCTACACTCT